CGCAGGAGAATCGGCTTCTGGTGGGGTTGTCGAACGCTGGCGATATCACGTCGGTGGTGTTGCGGCATTTCCGGTTGCGGGCTCATGCGACGTTGGGTGATCCGGACGGGATTGTTCCTGACGATTACACGTCGGGGCCGACTGCGGCTGATGTGGCCGTGGATGACGAGTTCGCGCTGGACGAGATGGCGTTGGATGAGGACACGCTGTTTCTGGCTGAGTGGTCGGCTAAGCCGGGTTGTCCGAAGACTGACCGGTCCGGGATGGCTCAGGCGAATCCGTCTGTGGGGCACCGTTCGGCGATGTTGGGCACGTTGATTACGGATGCGCAGAACGACCCGGAGTGGGTGTATCGCACGGAGTGTTTGTGTCAGTGGCCTGAATCAACGTTGGATGGTCCGTTCCCGGCTGGTGCGTGGGAGTTGGGTCTGAATAATCCGGTGGAGAAACCGGATGGTTCCGTTGAGCTCGACCCGCGGGATGTTCTGGTGGGCCAACTGGTCGCGTGTGTGGATCAGTCGCATGACCGGTCGTTGGTGTCTGTCGCGGTGGCTGGGAAGCGCGCGGATGGTCAGGATCAGGTTGAGGTTGTGGCTCAGCGTGCCGGTACGGAGTGGGTTGCCGGGTTCCTGATGGAGCGGCGCGACAGGATCCGCAGGGTGACGGGGCAGACGCGTGGCGCCCCGGTGTCGCCGTTGATGCAGGCGTTGAAGGATGACCCGAAGTTCACGATCCCTGTTGAGGATTGGCAGTCGGGTGACCTGATGGCGGGGTGCGCGATCCTGTTCGATTCGGTGCGGGATACGACGGTGCGGCATAACCCTCAGCCGCCGTTGGATATTGCTGCTGCGACGGCGGTGATGAAGGTTCTGGGTGACGGTTTTGTTCTGGATCGGCGTCAGTCGGCTGCGGATGTGTCCCCGTTGATGGCGTTCGCGGGGGCGTTGTGGTTGTCGCGGAAGTTCAAAGCGTCACCGCCGCCTCTGGTGTTGCCGGCGTTGGTGAGTGCGACCCGGGCTGAGCCGGGGCCGCGTGAATCGTTCGATGGTTACCGGGGTAGCACGGCGGATTTGATGCATCTCGAGTTCTGATGAAAGGCGGTCCGTGATGGCGGCTTCTGATCCCGCAATCCCCCAGACCGCTAAGGGTTACGAGGTTGACGGTGCCCTGTCCTGGTGGTCGGGCATTGACCAGCATGAGGTTGCGCCGGAGCTGATTTGGCCGCGGAATCTGTACATTTACGACCGGATGCGTCGTCAGGATGCACAGGTCATGTCGGTGTTGCGTGCGGTGACGTTACCGATCCGGCGCACGCAGTGGCGTATTGACCCGTCTGGTGCGCCGGCGCGTGTGGTGTATCAGGTGGCGGATGATTTGGGCCTGCCGATTGTGGGGAAACCGAACCGTCCTACTGCGCAGACTGATTTCGATTTTGGTGAGCATCTGCGGTTGGCGTTGCTGAAACTCGTGTTCGGGCATTCGTTTTTCGAGCAGGTGTATGAGGTTCGCGCTGACGGGAAGGCGCATCTTGCCGAGTTGGGGTGGCGGCCGCCGCGCACTATTTCGCAGGTTGATGTCAACAATGACGGCACTCTGCGGGCGGTGCATCAGTGGGGAATTCTCGGGCAGAAGGATGAGGTGATCATCCCCGCGAAGGATCTTGTCCCGTATGTGACGGACCGTGAGGGCGGGAACTGGTTGGGTCAGTCTCTTCTGCGGCCGGCGTACAAGTTCTGGTTGTTGAAGGACCGCCTGTTGAGGGTTCAGGCGCAGACGATTGACCGTAACGGGTTGGGTATTCCCACGTACACGGCTTCTCCGGTCCCTGATGGGGTTGAGGGTGAAGAAGCGAAGATGCGTCAGCAGGCGGAGATCAACGCGGGTATGGCGTTGGCGAAGTCTGTTCGTGCGGGCGATAACGCGGGTTTGGCGATTCCACATGGTGCGCAGATGGAACTCAAGGGTGTCATCGGTGAACTGCCGGATGCGACGAAACCGATCGGTTATTACGACGACATGATCGCTCGCGCCGTGTTGGCGCACTTCCTGAATCTGGGTGGTGATGACTCGACGGGTTCGTATGCGTTGGGTGACACGTTCGCGGATTTCTTCACCCTGTCGTTGCAGACGGTGGCGCAGGAGATCGCGGAGGTGTTCACGAAGAACGTGATCACTGATCTGGTGCGGTTGAACTACGGGTCGGATACTCCGATTCCGCGGCTCGCGTTTGAGGAGATCGGTTCCCGGTCCACGGCGACGTCGCAGGCGGTTTACCAGTTGGTCATGTCGGGTGCGGTGACGATGGATGACCCGTTGGAGGACTACCTGCGGGACAAGTTCGGTATGCCGCCTCGTGACCCGGCTACGGCGCGTTCTTCGGGTCCGAAAACGGCTCCCGGTAAAGCGGCTGGCACGGAGTCAACGGACGCACCGGACGGTGCTGTGGATGGCAGCACTGATGGAAGCACCACTGAGGGGAACGCATCATGAAGAACCCGTTTGGGATTCCGCAGGCAAGTAACCCGGAGTGGTTCAAGGTTGAGGCTCGAGCAGCCGAACCGGATGAGCCGTCGTCGGCGGACGTGTACGTGTATGACGCTATCGACCCGTGGTTCGGTATTGACGCGAACGAGTTCGTGCAGGCCATCGCCGGTCTGGATGTGGACCGAATCAACCTGTTCGTGAACTCGCCCGGCGGGTCGGTTTACGACGCCGTGGCGATGACGAACGCATTACGCCGCAACCGGGCTCACGTGGTGGCGACGGTTGATGGTCTGGCCGCGTCTGCTGCATCGTTCCTGCTCACCGCAGCGGACGAGGTGATCATGTCCCCGAACTCGGAACTCATGATCCACGACGCTTGGGGGGTGACGGTGGGTAACGCCGCCGATCATCAGAAGACCTTCGAGCAGTTGAACCGGCTGTCGGACAACATTGCGTCAATGTATGCGGGCAAGGCGGGCGGTACCGCTGACGAGTGGCGTGCGGTGATGCAGGACGAGCAGTGGTATTCGGCCCAGGAGGCTGTGGACGCGGGGCTCGCTGACAGTGTTGCCGAGCCGGAAGAGCAGCATTCGGAGGCGGTGAAGAACCGGTTCGACCTGTCCGTGTTCGCTCACGCGGGCCGCGCTGACGCACCCACACCGAGGATCCCGCGCCGTCGCACGTTCGACGTGGTTATGCGGCGCGGCGATTTCGGGCCTGCCTCTATCAGTTTCCCGCTCCCGCGGGACCAGAAACGTCCGGCCGAGCCGGATGCACAAATCCATGACACGGAAGGAGTCGAGCTTATGCCCGACATCATCACTGGCCGGGTCCGCGAACGGCTCGGCTTCAGCGCCGAGGCGGAAATCGATGAGGACGGCGTTCTCGCCGCGATCGATCGTCTCGCGGCCCCGAAGAACACGCTGCCCGAGGGAACTCGGGTCATTGACGAGGCCCAGTACAACGACCTCGTTGCCGCTGCGGAGGAGGGCCGTCAGGCTCGCGCTCAGCAGGTTCAGGATCGTCGCGCTCAGGTCGTTGACCAGGCCATCAAGGACGGGAAGATTCCGCCCGCACGTCGTGACCACTATGTGGGTCTGATGGCGAAGGACGAGGAAGGCACCACGGAGTGGCTGAACCAGATGGAGGCCGGCGCGGTGTTCCAGGTGAACGCGAAGGGTTCCGCCGGCGGTGTGGATGCTGCACCGGACGACGACGAAGAGGCGTTCTACAAGAAGTTTTTCAAGACTGAGAAGGGGGCCTGACGATGGCTGATTACGCTCCGCTGTTCCAGCCGGGACATGCTATTTCTCTCACCGCGTCGGCTGCTGTTACTGGCGGCCAGCTCGTTGAGATCACGACCGATAATTCGGTCCAGCCCGCGGGTGCCGCGTCCGCGAAGGTTGTCGGTGTGGCCCTGTTCGACGGGGCTGTGGGCGACCTTGTTTCTGTGCAGAGCGCGGGTGTGCAGCGTTTGACTGCTGCGTCCGCTATCGCCGCTGGTGACTCTGTTGCCGCTGCTGCGAACGGTCAGGTTGCGACCGCTGGCGCGAACCCTGTTGTTGGCATTGCTATCGCGGCTGCTGCTGCGGGTGCGACTGCCCTTGTCAAGCTGAACCGATAGAGAGGGCCGGGTAATGGCTAACTACACTTACCCTGCTCCGGCAGTTACCGTCCTGAGTGACGGCACCACGGAGCAGATTTCCTATTTCCTGAAGTCCCCGAACCTGATTCGGAAGCGTCTTCAGGATCTCACCGCGCAGCACTTCATCGCGGATTTCCTCCTTTCAGCTCACTATGAGGCTGTCGGCGGCGCGATCCTGTACGAGAGCGGCGAGACCCTGTTCCCGGCTGATTCGCCGGAAGCTGTCGCGCCGGGCAGTGAGTACAAGATCATTTCGATGACGCGCGGTGAGATCGCGGCTGCGAAGACTGTCAAGTGGGGCTTCGACACCCCTGTCACGGATGAGCAGATCAGTCGTGACAACTTCCAGCCGGTGGAGCGTGCGCTGACGAAGCTCGCGAACGGGATGGTGAAGCAGATCGACTCTGTCGCTCTGGGCGTCATCGCTGCGAAGGCGACGACCACGTTCGCGGCTCCGGCCGTGTGGAACGGTGGCACGTCAACGAGCATCGACGCGGGCGCGATTATCGACTCGGTGCTTCAGGCTGAGGCGACGTCGCAGGTGGAGTATCTCGAGTTCGGTTCGTATGACTACGACACCGTGATTGTGTCTCCGTTGCAGTTCGCGAAGGTTGCTGCGTCGTTCCTGAAGTCGAACTCGCTGCCTCGTGAGGCTGGGAACCCGATCGTGAACAGTGGTGTGCTTCAGAACTACTTGGGCAAGAACTGGGTCACGTCGAAGTACACGCCTTCCACGAACCCGATCCTGGTTGACACTGACCTGCTCGGCGGCATGGCCGACGAGAACATTCAGTCTCCGGGGTACTCGACCACGAACCAGAAGGGTGCGCCTGGTGTTCAGGCGAAGTCGATCCGTGAAGAGAAGTCGGACAAGTGGCTGCTTCGTTGCCGCCGCGTCACCGTTCCGGTGGTCACTGACTACCGTGCGGCGATCACGATCACGGGAACGGGGCTCTGATGGCTGACGCTTCGAAGGATGCTCCCGCGGAAGCGCCCGCGCCGGCACCGCGGTATGTGGTCAAGGTGGAGGCGACCGTCGTTCACGTCAACACCGTGAACGAACGGTACCTGTACAAGGGCGCATCGGTCCCCGAGACGGTCCGCGCTGCGGAAGTGCAGCGGCTGCTCGATCTCGGTTTCATCGAAGCTGTTTGAGCTAGGGGAGGGGGTCCGACATGGGCATTTGGGCACAACCCGCCGATGTGGGTAACGCATGGCGGACCCTCACCCCCGATGAAGAGAATCGTGCACCGTTCCTGATCGACACGGTGGAACGGGCCATTCTTCGGCAGTGGCCGGACACGCCGAACCGTATCGCGAACAACGAGATCAACACGTTAGATGTTCGCGACGTCGTTGTGTGGTCGGTTATCGCGATCCTCGGCGTGTCCACCGATGTGCCGGTGAACGCGAAGTCGTATCAGACGGTTTCCGGTATGGAGTCAGTCACGGTCACCCTGGACGGTCCGGCAACGGATCAGTGGTTGACGTTCCAGCCGTGGATGGTCGACGTTTTCGAGGGTGGCACGACCGCGACGACACCGATGGTCGCGTTGCCTGGCGGAAGTTTCCCCACGTCTGTTCTGGGCGTCGCGGACTGGTTGACGTCGGAGCCGGGCGATCCGCAGGCGTGGCAGTTCGGTGAGGGTTGGGGTGGTCACGACGGGTCGTTGGAGGGCTTCTGATGGGAGTTCACAACGAAACTGTGGTGATCCGTCAACGTTCCGGGTCCACGTCGGACGCGGATGGTGTTCCGGTGCCGGTTTGGACGGAGACGACGCTGACGCGGTGCACGGTGAATCCGGCGAATAGTCGCATGACCCTGGAGAAGGGCGAGGAGCTTCCGTCTCAGAACCGGTGGCAGTTGTTGACGAACGAACCGCAGGATTGGATCGGCCCGGGCGATGAGGTGGTGTGGCGTGGCCGCACCTATCAGACGGAGAGTTTCCCGCGCACATTCTGGGCGGTGCGACCCCATTCGGAGATTCTGCTGACGTACACGGAGGGGTGACATGCAACTCATTGGCGTGTTCCCCAACGTGGAGAAAGCCCTTATCGGCTGGTTGAAGTCGAACCTGCCGGATGTTGCCGTGTATTCGGAGTTGCCGTTGAGTTGGAACCCTCCAACGGACCCGTTGCCGGCGATTCTCGTGCAGCGTATCCCTGCCGGGTCGGGCGGGCAGGAGTACGAGTCCACCCCCGTTTTGGACATCAACCTGTATGCCGCCGACCGATCTTCGTTGTGGGATCTCGTGCAGCAGGTGGAACCTATCATCGTCAACTTCCCCAGGCAGTCGGCTGCGGCCGCGTACGTCGACAATTTGGTGTGGCATACCCCGTTTGGGTTCATGTCGTACGAGAACCGGGCGGTGCGGCGCGCGTTCGGAAGTGTGGAGTTGCTCACGCGGCCCCAGTCGGTGAAGTCATGACCCGTATCGTCATCGGCCGCGAAACATTAGATGAGGCGGCGCGTTCCCCG